CAAAAGAAAGTACGTGATTTAAACGAAGAAGTACTTGCTGTATGGGATACAAAGGCAGAAGGTTGGCGATCTTTTAGAGTTGCTAATGTTTTAAGCTTTGTATGTGATTAATGACAGGCATTGACTATCAAATATTAATGTGGATTCTATTATTTGTTGCATCAGGTATTGCTTACATGATTGGTAAGTCAAGATCTGAACGGCAAACCGATGAAGTAATAGACACAACCATAACACTTCTCATAGAAAAAGGTTTCCTCATGACGAAGATTGAGGATGGCGAAGAAGTAGTTGTACGCATAAATCAACAGTGACTTTTATGTCACACTCTCTAAAAAAATAAATTTAACTGTGTACAAACACGTAAAAACGTGATAGAATAATATTATGAAGGAGAAATATTATGGTTAAAATTCGTAAAAAGAGAAAGCCGATGACGGCTGAACAACGTGCAGCTGCTGGTGAAAGACTAGCGAAGGCTAGAGCTAAACGACAAGCAGCTAATCCACCTCAGTACAAATATATTCATGAGACTGTACTAGCACGTACAGAAGATGATCCCTTTCACTTTCGAAAGGTACAAGGTTGGATTAAGACTCAACGCGAAGAATTGTCTGCAGCACGTAAAGAACTACGAGCTAACATTAAAGGTGCACCTGCACGAGTAGCTAATCATCAAGCTTACATTAGAAATCTTGAGAAGTACCTGCGTGATGGAGACTATGTTGATGATTGCTATGGTGAGTATCAACAAAATACAATTAAATGGCGTAGCGTAGTTCCAGCTTATGACGCTGATGGAAATGCTAAACGTACTCATGGAGTATTTTACTCAGACATCGGAACGGTCTGGAATGACATAACGATGGGAGACCTATGAGCGAAGACTTTTTATCTAAATCTAAATTTAGCAAGATGATCGAGGAGGCTGTTGTACAGAAGAAGCTATCCTATATGGATGCTATCCTCGACATCTGTGAAAAGAACGACATCGAACCAGAAGATGTTCGAAAGTTTGTGAGTCCTATTATTAAGGACAAACTTGAGGCTGAGGCAATGTCTCTTAATTTATTGCCTAAAACAAATTCACTGGATGATAGTTTTTTTGAATAAATACTTGTACATTATGAATTATCCAGTGTATAATATTTCAGTAACATTTCAGTAATACGAGGTAAAATATGAGTTTTGCAAACTTAAAACGCAATCGCGATCAAATATCAAATCTACTACAAGCTGCCGAAGCAGTTGGTGGTAGCACCGAAAAGAAATCCTATACAGACGAAAGAATGTGGAAACCAACAGTTGATAAAGCTGGCAATGGTTATGCAGTCATTCGTTTCTTACCAGCAGGTGAAGGAGTCGATGTACCGTGGGCCAGATATTGGGACCATGGTTTCAAAGGTCCACAAGGCCAATGGTATATTGAGAAGTCATTAACATCTATTGGATTGAATGATCCAGTCGGTGAGATGAACTCACTGTTATGGAACTCAGGTATCGAAGCAGACAAAGATAAAGCACGTACACAAAAGCGTAGACTTCACTATGTCTCAAACATTCTTGTTGTATCTGATCCAGGTAATCCTGCCAACGAAGGCAAGGTATTCATGTATCAGTATGGTAAGAAGATCTTCGATAAGATTATGGATATGATGCAGCCACAATTCCAAGATGAAGAACCGGTAAATCCGTTTGACTTCTGGGAAGGTGCTAACTTTAAACTGAAGATTCGTCAGGTTGAAGGATATCGTAACTATGATAAATCTGAATTTGCAGCGAAAACCGCAGTAGCAGATGATGATGCAGCTTTAGAAACTATCTATAACCAGATGCATGATCTATCTGAGTGGACAGATCCAAAGAACTACAAGACATATGATGAACTAAAGACTAAGTTGAATACTATTCTTGGAATGTCTGCTCCTCAAACAGTTGCCGCAGCCGTATCTTTAGATGAGGTTGAGCGACCAGTTGAACCAGCAGCAGCTTTAAATCCACACATTCCACAGGAACCAGTGACTGCTGAACAAGTATCGGAAGATACTGAAGAAGATACTATGAGCTACTTTGCTCGGTTAGCAAACGCTGACTAAATAAAATCAGGCATAGCGTGACCCATATAGCTATTAGCGTATGGGTCAGCTACCGATCCTGTATTAGGATTTAAATTAGTTGTATTTACAGTTGTATTTGGACTATTTTGATTAATAAGAATATCAGCAGCTTTTCGCATTTGCTGCTTTTGCTCCTCTAATCTCGTTCTTTCTCTGTTTATTCTATCTAATTCTAGAGATGTGCTGCTTCTTGTTTCACGAATCATTTGATCTGACATAATATTACCAGCTGCAACATCTGCTTTAGCTCTAGTTATCATTCCTTCTGTAACAAGCGCAGTAGTGAGTTTATTGTTATTTAACGATTGTAATGTAGCAAGTTTTAATTGTGCTGGAATATTTCCAATACTTGTGAGAAACCCTGCGATTTTTTCTTTAAATCTACCTTTAGTTTCGATCCATTTTTCTTCTAATAATAGACCTAATTCTTTTGGCTTAAACATAAACCATAAAGTTACATTTGTTAAAGCTTCCATAATTTTAGATTTTATATCATTCCATGTATCAATTAAGCCGTCTTTTATTTCGCCTATCTTATTAGGCAGAGTTACGGTCAATGGTGTCAATAATTCTGAAACTTTATTCTTAACACCAGTAGTCATATCAGTCCATGTAGTTTTTACACCAGTAGTAAAAGTATCCCATTTATTTGACATAGATTCTTGTACATTAGCAATAGTAGTCATTACATAACCATCGTCACCTGTAAAGAAATTTACAAGTGAGTCCCAAGTATTTTTAATACCGTCTTTAAAATCATTCCATGTATTAATCATTTTAACAGTAAGATTAGTTATAATTTCACCAGCCTGTTCTAGAAAAGTTCCTCCCTCTCCAAAATCTACTTTAAAAAGTTCTATAATATTTGTTATAGCATTATCAAATAAATTTTTAATACCATTAAATAGTGTGTTACCTATTTTTGATATACCTGCTTTCCAATCTTTTTTAAGTAATAAGTCGATGCCTTCTAAAACACCAGCAATTGTATCAGTAATAATTTTAAGATTTCCTACAATCCAGTCTTGTATCTGAGTTTTAAAATTAACAAACCAGTCTTTTATGTCATTAAAGGTATCTTTTACGCCATCACTAATTTCTATTGCAGCTACACTTTCTTTAATGCTTTTAAAGACAGGTACAATTGTATTAGTCCAAGTATCTTTTATATTTTTAAGAGTATCCATAAAAGCTTTATTTTGTGCTATATCTTTAAATAATAAAAACATAGCACCTATAACTAATCCTATAGGTCCACCTTTTCTTAATACTTTAAATAAAAATTTTAATGGTTTTAATAAAAATCCTAAGCCACCAACTATAGGTGCTAATAACCTTTTAAGTCCACCTGACAGTAAACCTAAACCCGATACAGCCGCGAGTCCTCTTAGTCCACCTCTACCAGCTCCTAATATTCTAGAAGCTATTCCACGTTTACCGCCAGTACCTTCTCTACCTGCCTCTAAATCATCTTTTGCTGATAGAGCATCTGCCTTTCCCTGCTTAGCAATAAAATTATTTAGAGCTTGACTTTGCTTACCTAAAAGTCTATTAGTTTCTTTAATCTCGTCTACTACGTTTGATAAAGTATTACCTTTAGTAGTGGGTGTAGGAGCTTCTTTAACCATGCTGTTGCCTTTGCATTTCTTCTTTTTGTTCTCTTATGTGTTCAGCTAACATACTAATGTACACATCTTTCTCCCATGGTATCATTCCGTCTATCTCACTCAACGAATACTTATGATGCTGCATTAGTTGAAATACTGTGTTATAGTAATCTAACAAGCTTGTGTGAGATAGACACACTAGAAAAAAGATTGCATTCCTTTCAATTCTATTTTATTATGATGCCCACATGAGCAATCAAATTCTATATCATGTTTCATAGCCGGAATAGTTTCTACAAAATATCTTACCTTTTCAAACTGTTCAGTATTCATACTTTCAATAAATTCGTCTACTTCTTTAGCAGGCTCATCTTTTAAATTTATAAGATTTTCTTCAGTTTTAATATTTTTTAGACAATGCCTAATCATAGCAAATGTAGCGGCTGCTGTTTCACCTGATTGTATATGTTCGTCATTCTTTAATTCGTAATATGAAGGATGACGCATTTCAAGTTGCATACCAGGTTGTAATTCGATTATTGGATCTATGTCATCACCTACAACTTTTATATCATCTAGTGGTATGATAACATCGTTTTCAGTTTCACACGCTTCGCATTTTAATTTTACTTTAGTAGTTTCACCTACTGATTTACCACGTATCTTTGTAAACAAATATTCAATATCGTATGTTGTTAGTTGTGTGATATCAAGTTTATCTACAATACATGATTCGATAGTATCTAGTATTGCTCCGAGTATCTGATCTTCTTGATCAGATTCCATTGCTAATAATAAAACTTTCTCTTCTTTTACTAAGAACGGTCTAAACTTAACCGTTGTCTTCATAGATGGTACGTCAACGCTGTACTTTGGCGTATCATTCAGTTTTGGCAGTGCCATAATATAACCTCATTAATTTACTATCTTATTAAATTTATTTATTAGTCTTCCTAATAGTCTTATGTTTTCTGTGCTAGGATTATTATAAAACCTAGCGCTCTTCCAGTTATCATATTCAAATTGCATTGTAAGTTCAACCACTCCGCCATCATTAGATAAAGCTATATCTGTCATTGAAGTTGGGAATGCATTTAAAAGTGTACACTCGTATACTACATTAGCACTCTTAAATAAATCAATGTCTAATGTAAATGGTCCTAGTTCTAATTCTGTGTCAAATCCTACACCTTTTTTTAATTGTAAGATTTGCATATCTTTAGCATATGTGTTTTTATATGTTGGAGTAAAACTTCCATTATTAATAATTCTATTTTGCCATAGTTCAAAATATTCTTTTACGCCATAGTCATTCATTACTTGA